TTGTCGGCGGACGGGCAGGAGCCTGCGACGCACTACGTCAGCACGGGCCTGATCGGTGAGGACTTCGCGGCGATGGTGCCCTGCACGTTCTGGGCGATGGACGAGGACGGCGAGTGGGTCGAAACGGGCAGCGAGCCGGGCAATGCTGCGATGGTCTCGATGGCCTGCGCTGCCGCAGAGCCGCCGCTCGTCGTGACCGCAGCCCAGGTGCAGGCGATCATGGATGATTCCGACATCAGCGACCAGGAGCCGTTTGTGGCGTTCTCGCGCATGGGTCTGACGATGATCGTAGGCGAACTGTGAAGAAGTTCTGGCCCCTCGCCGTCCTAATCCCTATCGTGGCTTACGCCTCGCAGACAGCCTTTGTGGCGTGGATCAATCCTCAGGCGTACACGGACGGAACGGCTATGGAAGCCGGGGAGATCAAGCAGACGACGATCCGTTGCTCTGCCACGATCATCGACGGGACGCGCCAGGCGTGTTCGATTTCGCCCCGGATCGTCCCCGGAACGGCCTCAAGCACGGCGATTGATTTCGTTTTCAGCAACGCCAAGGGCGGCAGCGTGTGCTTTCAGGCCCAGACCGAGACCGTGACCGGGGCTGTGTCAGACTGGAGCGCAGAGGCGTGCAAGATGGTGGCCGGAAAAAAGCCCATGCCGCCCGTGTTGTCCGTTCGATAAGGCGGTGGCTTTCGCGTATGATTCGCGAATTTAGGTGGTAACCTTGCGTTGCGTTAAACCGCAGCGTATTCTCTGTATATCCGCACAGGCCGGTTAGCCTGGGATTCTAAGGAATCACATGACTGACGACATCGAAGCGGTTGAACCCGCGCCAGAACAGGTTGCCACGGCAGCGCCTGAGACTGTTGAAACGACGCCGGTTGAGACGCCGAAGACTTTCTCTCAGGAGGAAGTAGACGCGTTGATCGGAAAGCGTTTGGCTAGAGAGCAGCGCAAGTGGGAAAGGCAGCAGCAGCAGGCGCCAAAAGCACCTCCGGCTGACATTCCGCCTCCGGAACAGTTCGACTCCGTAGAGAAGTACGCAGAAGCCCTGGCCACTAAAAAGGCCGAAGAATTGCTGGCCCAGCGCGACGCGCAACGCCAGCAGACGGAGCTTCTGGAGCAGTATCACAGCCGGGAAGAATCGGCTCGGGAAAAGTACGAGGACTTTGAACAAGTCGCGTACAACCCTCGGGTGCCGATTACCAATGTGATGGCTGAGTCCATTCAGGCGTCCGACATCGGCCCTGAGCTGGCGTATTTCCTTGGATCGAACGTAAAAGAGGCCGAGCGAATTTCCCGGTTGTCGCCGTTCTTGCAGGCCAAGGAAATCGGCAGGCTGGAAGCCACATTGGCCGCTAGCCCGCCGCCCGTAAAACAGACTACCCGCGCACCCGCGCCGATTGCACCTGTCACGCCGAAAGGCGGGACGCCGGCTTACGACACCACGGATCCTCGTTCTCTCAAGAGCATGAGCACCTCCGAATGGATCGAAGCAGACCGTCAGCGACAGATTCGGCAGTGGGAGGCGCGTAACCGCTAACCATTCCTAAGAGGTATTTACCGTGGCAAACAGCCTTCTGACGATTGACATGATTACAAGGAAGGCGCTTGCCATCCTTGAAAACAACCTTGTGATTACCCGCAACGTGAACCGTCAGTACGACGATTCGTTTGCGATTCAGGGCGCCAAGATCGGCTCCACCCTCCGCATCCGCCTGCCGGATCGCGCGCTGGTGACCGATGGGGCCGCGCTTCAGGTGCAGGACGACCAGGAACAGCACACCACGCTGGCCGTGGCGTCGCAGAAGCACATTGGTCTCAATTTCACCACTGCCGAACTGACCATGCAGTTGGATGACTTTGCCGATCGCGTGCTCAAGCCGCGTCTTTCGCAGCTTGCGTCCAGCATCGACGCAGATGTGGCGAATGCGTACAAGAACATCTTCGCCTCCGTGGGTACGCCTGGCACCGTGCCGAGCACCTCGCTGGTTCTGCTGCAGGCGCAGCAGAAGCTCAACGAGGCCGCTGCGGTCATGTCGCCGCGCTATGCCACCGTCAACCCGGCCGCCAACGCGGGCTTGGTCGAGGGCATGAAGGGTCTCTTCAATCCGACCGACACCGTTTCCAAGCAGTTCAGGAACGGCATGATGGGCACGGGCGTCCTCGGTTACGAGGAGGTCAACATGTCGCAGTCGATCAAGGTTCACACGACCGGCACGGCCCTGCGTTCTGACACGCCTATCGTCAAGACCACGCTGCTCAACGGCGCAACCAAGCTGACGCTTGATAACGTGACCGATAGCAACACGCTGGTTCCGGGCGACGTGTTCACGGTGGCGGGTGTGTTTGCGGTCAACCCGCAGACCCGCGAGTCCACGGGCGCGCTGCAGCAGTTCGTCGTGCAGAACACGGTGACCTCGGCATCGACGGAGTTTGTGGACGTCGAGTTCCTGCCGGCGGTGTACCTGTCAACGCATGCGCTCGCCACGGTCACCAAGCTGCCGACCGCCAGCGATGTCGTGACGTATCTGGGCGCGGCCGGTACCGCTTACCCGCAGAACCTTGTGTACCACAAGGACGCCATCACCTTCGCCACGGCAGACCTTCTGATGCCGCAGGGCGTGGATATGGCTTCCCGCCAGGTTCACAACGGCATTTCCATGCGTATCGTTCGTCAGTACGACATCAACAACGATCGCATGCCTTGCCGTATCGACGTGCTGTATGGCTACGGAGTCATCCGCCCGGCGATGGCCTGCCGCATCTGGGGTTAACGTCATGCCTAACACTAAAGCAGTGGGGGTCGCGTTCAGCGACCCTGAACTCGACGGCGCGGTTTTGGGCGCTTCGGGAGGCACCGTAGGCTTTTACGGCACGACGCCAGTCGTCAAGGGCGCAGCGGTGACCACTTTGGCCACCACGCCTACGGCGACGGACATCGCTACGGCGGTTAACTCGATCATTTCACGTCTTAAAACTATTGGCATTATTGCCTAAAGAGGATACAACTCATGGCACTTCCTAAAGTTGGTGATGGGTACCAGGTCGGTGATGGCAACCGCGATGAGGTTTTGGACATCGGTGCAGGCGTTCAGTCTGTTCAGGTGGCTCATGCGGGGGCTACGATTGGTTTTTACGGGGTGACGCCCGCTGCTAGGGGCGCTGCGGTGACCACTTTGGCCACCACGCCCACGGCGACGGATATCGCTACGGCGGTTAACTCGATCATTTCGCGTCTGAAGACCATTGGGATCACGGCCTAATGGAGCTACTTCTTGGTTGCGGGTCTAACCGCGTCAAGAAATTGCATCAGCAAGGCCGGTCCGAATGGACCGGCCTTGTTACGCTGGATATTGAAGCGCGTCACAAGCCAGACGTTGTGCATGACATTTCGCTGCCTTTGCCGTTTGACGACAACTCGGCGGATGAAATTCATGCCTACGAAGTGCTGGAGCATTGCGGCGCTCAAGGCGACTACAAGTTTTTTTTTCGCCAGTTCTCTGATTTCTGGCGCGTTTTAAAACCTGACGGCGTGCTTTTGGGCACGGTGCCGTTACCGTCTAGCGTGTGGGCTTGGGGCGATCCTTCGCACACTCGAATAGTGCAAAAAGAATCGTTTGTCTTTTTGCATCAGCCTGCTTATGCCCAAGTGGGCATTTCACCTATGTCTGATTTCAGGTCTATCTACAAGGCAGACTTCAACGCAATCCACTTGCAGGAGCATTCCGGCATTTTGGAATTCTGCTTGCAGGCAGTAAAGCCGTCCCGCATCGCATGAAAAACATCATGGTCGCTATCCCGGCGTATACCGGCACCATCCACTTGGGGACGTTGCGCTCTTTGATGACCGACCTGCTGTCGCTTCAAGCGCGCGGCGACGCCTGGACGCTGCACGATGAATGCGGCAACGCTTTGATAGCTGACGCCCGCGCGCTGATCGTGGCCCAATTCTTGGCTTCTGATTGCGACACGTTGGTGTTCATTGATTCGGACGTAGTGTGGGAAGCCGGCGCTTTGTTGAAGCTGGTGGACTACCCTGTGGACATGGTGGCGGGCATCTACCCGCAACGTAAGGACCCGATAAACTACTGCGTAAAATGGCTGGACAAGCCCGAACTGCACGCGGACCCTGAGACAGGGTTACTGGAAGTAGCCGGGGTTCCTGCGGGCTTTATGAAGCTCTCAAGGGCGCAGCTTGAGCGGATGGTCGAGCAGTACCCAGACACTCAGTTCTACGTCGCCACCGCGCCTAATGAGACGGCGTGGGCGTTGTTTGCCGACTACCGTATCGGCAAGCACAAGATGGGCGAGGACTACGCTTTTTGCCGCCGTTGGACAGACATGGGCGGAAAGGTGTGGATCGACCCAGAGATAACAATGGGCCATGTCGGCTACAAGACATTTTCCGGCCATCTGGGCCACTGGCTGAGATCGCGGTAATGCCCATCATCTACCTGAAACACGACCGCCACGGCCTCAAGATCGCCACGATGGAGCAGGAGGCCGAAATGGATGAAACGAACGGCTGGGAGCGGTATACTCCCGGCACGCCGACGGCGACAGTCAATGCACTGGACGGGCGACGCCGACGACGACGTTCTACGCCGCAGGAGATGACGGATGGCTACGGCAGCGGATCTCATTAACAGCGCGCTGCGCCTGATCGGCCAGCTTGCAGAATCCGAAGTCCCGTCCAACGCAACGTCGCAGGACTCGTTGGTCGCGCTTAACCAGATGATTGACTCGTGGAGCACGGAACGACTGTCCGTGTTCTCCACGCAGGACCAGGTGGAAACGTGGCCGGCTAACACCCGGTCGCGGACGTTTGGCCCTACGGGCGATATCGTGGGCACCCGCCCCGCATATTTTGACGACTCCACGTATTTCCTTGACCCCTCGACGGGTATTAGCTACGGGTTGAAGTTCATCAACCAGCAGCAGTACAACGGCATCGCTTTCAAGACGGTGACCTCGACGTACCCGCAAGTCATCTGGGTCAACATGACTTTTCCCAACGTCGAGGTGTACGTATATCCAGTACCCACTCGCACGCTGGAGTTTCATTTTGTGTCGGTTGAGCCGCTGATCCAGCCCGCGATTCTGACGACGGCGCTGGCGTATCCGCCAGGCTACTTGCGGGCGTTGCGGTACAACTTGGCGATGGAGTTGGCCCCGGAGTTTGGCGTAGAGCCGTCGCCACAGGTACAGCGCATTGCGATGACCAGCAAGCGCACCCTCAAGCGCGTGAACGCCCCGGACGATCTCATGTCGGTGCCGTTCAGCATTGTTGGAAGTCGGCAGCGGTTCAACATCTTCAGCGGCAACTTCTAGGCCGTGAAAACGCCGATTTTGGGATCAACCTACGTGGCCCGCAGCGTCAATGCTGCGGCCAGCCGCATGGTCAATCTCTACCCGGAAGTCATCCCCGAAGCGGGCAAAGAACCGGCGTTTCTCCAGCGGTGCCCCGGCATGACGCTGTTGGCTACCGTAGGCACCGGCCCAGTCCGTGGGGTGTGGGCGCTGGGAGCGTTTCTGTACGT